TTAGGCATCACCAGCTTCATCAGAATTGGAGTCAACTACTGGGTCTGCAACAACATCACCCTCTTCGCCATCATCCAAATCACTCTCGTCATCAGAATCACCTTCAGCGATACGCTGTAAGCCAGACAATCGAGTGCCTTCATCAATACTGATCAAAGTGACACCTTGGGTAGCCCGCCCCATCTCACGAATTTCTGAAACACGTGTCCGAACTAAGATACCGCCAGTAGTGATCAACATAATTTGATCTTCCGGAGACACTAGTGAAGCGGCAACAACTTTGCCGTTTCTCTCGGTTGTCTGAATCGCAATCATGCCTTTTGTACCGCGACCATGACGGGTGTATTCACTAATTGGAGTGCGCTTACCAAAACCATTTTCAGTTGCAGTCAGTACGCTACTTGGAATAGCAAGGCCATTCGCATCCACCACTACTGCCTCAGCACCTTCAGCTGCTTCAGCTGGAGCAACCAACATCGCAATGACTTGATGGCCTTCACCTAAGTTCATGCCACGTACACCGCGTGCTGTACGACCCATTGGTCGAACATCATTCTCATCAAAGCGCACTGCTTTACCAGCATCAGAGAACAACATCACATCATGTTGACCATCAGTAATCGCAGCGCCAACTAAGAAGTCATTCTCATTCAAGTCAACCGCAATAATTCCGGCCTTACGTGGATTAGAGAAGTCAGACAAACGTGTCTTCTTCACTGTACCCAGGCTTGTAGCCATAAAGACATACTGATCATCTTGATATCCCTTGATCGGGAGAATCACCGTGATCTTTTCGCCCTCAATCAATGGGAACATATTGACGATAGGCTTACCGCGTGAATTCCGACTTCCTTGCGGCACTTCCCATACTTTGAGCCAGTACATACGCCCACGATCGGAGAAGCACAAGATGATGTCATGCGTATTCGCAACGAAGAGTGTTTCAATCCAGTCTTCATTCTTGGTAGCTGCAGCTTGCTTGCCACGACCGCCACGTTTTTGCGCACGGTATTCACTCAGAGGCTGGCTCTTCATGTAACCCGTATTCGATAGTGTGACCACCATATCTTGCGGTGTAATTAAATCTTCTGTGAATAGTTCAGTTGCATTCATTTCAATAAATGAACGACGCCCACTATCACCACCAGCAATACCAAACTCTGCTTGAACTTCCTTCAACTCAGATTCAATCACTTGCGTGACGCGCTCTGGCTTAGCAAGTAAATCGAGCAGGTCAGAAATCTCTGCCATCACAACCTTGTACTCATTCACAATCTTGTCTTGCTCAAGGCCAGTCAAGCGTTGTAAACGCATCTGCAAAATTTCTTGTGCTTGGCTATCAGACAAGCGATACAGGCCGGTAGTTTGCATACCGTACTCAGGCAGTAAACCTTCAGGGCGATAAGCATTGCGACCGCCTGGAGTATCCGTCTCAGCACGCGCGAGCATCTCGCGAACCATAGAGGAGTCCCATGGCTTGCTCATTAATTCTTGCTTTGCAATGACTGGGTTTGCAGCCGCTTTAATGATGGCAATGAATTCATCAATGTTGGCCAATGCAACAGCCAGGCCTTCCAACACATGGCCACGCTCACGGGCTTTGCGCAATTCAAAAATCGTGCGACGGGTAACTACCTCACGACGATGCTGTAAGAAGTACTCCAACATCTGCTTCAAGTTCAGCAGACGTGGTTGGTTATCCACCAAAGCCACCATGTTCATGCCGAAGTTATCTTGCAGCTGAGTGCTCTTGTAGAGGTTGTTTAATACAACCTCAGGCACTTCGCCTCGCTTTAACTCAATCACAACGCGCATGCCCGATTTATCAGACTCATCGCGCAGATCGGAGATGCCTTCGACTTTTTTCTCATTCACCAACTCAGCAATACGCTCAAGCAAATTCTTTTTATTTACTTGGTATGGCAACTCATCAACGATGATGGCCTGGCGAGAACCCTTATCTAAGTCCTCAAAATGAGTTTTAGCACGCATCACAACTCGGCCACGGCCAGTGCGATAGCCTTCACGCACACCCTGAACACCATAAATAATGCCGGCGGTCGGGAAATCTGGCGCAGGAATAATCTCGATGAGCTCATCGATCGTGCATTCTGGGTTGTGCAGGACATGCAAACAAGCTGTAATCACCTCATCTAAATTATGAGGAGGAATATTGGTCGCCATACCCACAGCGATGCCTGAGCTGCCGTTAATCAGCAAATTAGGCACTTTTGCAGGAAGAATCAGGGGTTCTTTCTCACTACCGTCGTAGTTCGGCCCGAAATCCACGGTTTCCTTGTCCAAATCGGCCAATAATTCATGGGCGATTTTGCGAAGACGGATCTCGGTGTACCGCATTGCAGCAGCGTTATCGCCGTCTACGGAGCCAAAGTTACCCTGGCCGTCAACCAACATATAGCGCAAGGAGAAATCCTGGGCCATACGAACAATGGTGTCATACACCGCAGAATCGCCATGTGGATGGTATTTACCGATTACATCGCCAACTATACGGGCAGATTTTTTGTAAGCGCGGTTCCAATCGTTGTTTAATTCATACATCGCAAATAAGACCCGGCGATGAACCGGTTTGAGGCCGTCACGTACGTCTGGCAGGGCTCTGCCGACAATGACGCTCATTGCGTAGTCCAAATAGGACCGTCGCATTTCGTCTTCTAGGGATATTGGTAGTGTTTCTTTAGCGGCTTGTTCCATTTAGAAATAATATCATTTTGATGACTGATAGCCCCTATGCTAAGATTCTGACAGTTTGTACGAAATTGAGATGTGTCGCTTTGCAGTTTTTTGCTTCAAAGTAGGGCGAATTACATTTAAGTTTGACTTTAATTAAAAAAGATTTTTGAGGACTAAAAATGAACAAAACCCTGAAACTGGTACTTGCTGGCGTAATTACTGTTGCTGCTACTGCTACTTCTGCCCAAAACGTTGACAACTGGGTCAACTCAACTGGCATTACTTGGAAAAACGGCGACGGCACATTGTGCTGGCGTGACAGCAGCTGGACACCTGCAACAGCCGCTAAGGACTGCGATGGCTGGTTAGCACCAAAAGCTGCTGCTGCTAAAAAACCTGCTGTAACCCAGAGCAAGATTACTTTGCAAGCTGACACACTTTATGACTTCGACAAAGCAACATTGAAGCCAGAAGGTCAAGCTACTTTGGACAAAATTGCTAAAGATTTAAGCAAGATCAAATTAGAAGTAATTATTGCTGTTGGTAACACTGATAGCGTTGGTACTGATGCTTACAACATGGCTCTTGGCCAGCGTCGTGCTCAGTCCGTTAAAGCTTACTTGGTAAGCAAAGGTGTTGACGGTAGCCGCATTTACACAGAATCTAAAGGTAAGAGCAATCCAGTTGCATCTAATGCAACTGCAGAAGGTCGCTCCAAAAACCGCCGTACCGATATCGAAGTTGTTGGTACAGCTGCAGTTAAGTAATTCTTTTTACTTGTAAAAAAGCCCGGTTCTGCCGGGCTTTTTTATTTCCGCTATATTCGTGTCTTACCTATCTCAGAGCGCTTCTTGCGCCTAAACATCCATGAACGTCGACCAGTCTGAAATTGCTAAATTTAGCGCCCTAGCCCATCGCTGGTGGGATCCCAATAGTGAATTCAAGCCCTTACACGCGATTAACCCCCTGCGCCTAGACTGGATTAAGTCCTATGTTGATTTAAAGGGCAAGAAGGTCTTGGATGTGGGTTGTGGTGGCGGTATTTTGGCTGAATCTATTGCCCAATCAGGAGCTCATACCTGCGGCATCGATTTATCCGAAAAGGCCCTTAAAGTTGCCGAATTGCACGCGTTAGAAGTGGGGGCTAAGCTCACATACCGCCCTATTTCAGCTGAAGCACTAGCTGAGGAAGAGCCAGAGCAATATGATGTTGTGACGTGCATGGAGATGCTAGAGCATGTACCAGATCCCTCATCCGTAGTCCGTGCCTGTGCAAAGCTATGTAAACCTGGTGGCACCCTCTTTTTTAGCACCTTAAATCGCAATCCCAAGTCCTACTTATTTGCGATTATTGGCGCGGAATACATCTTGCGACTCCTTCCCAAAGGTACTCACGAATACGCAAAATTTATCAAGCCATCCGAATTGGTTGCATTTACCCGTCACGCTGGGCTAGAAATGATCGGCATGAAGGGGATGACATACAACCCAATAACGCAAGTCTACAAATTGGGTGAAGATGTGGATGTAAATTACATGATTGTTGTGCGCAAATGAATAACGGGTTAGCAAGCCCTTACAAAGGCGTCTTTTTTGACCTGGACGGCACGCTTGCAGATACCGCTCCAGACCTTGTGGCAGCAGCAAACCAGCTCTTAATTACCCGCAATCTCAAACCCAAGCAATATGAACTCTTGCGGCCTCATGCCTCTGCTGGAGCTAGAGGTCTCATTGGTGGGGCATTTGGAATTGGCACCGATCATCCAGACTTCATTGCATTGCGCGATGAGTTTTTTTTGAATTATGAAAAAGCATTACTAGTCAACAGTGTGCTTTTCGAGGGTGTTGATCACCTCTTAACCCAGTTGGAAAATGCGCAGTTACCGTGGGGCATTGTGACCAATAAGAGCGAGCGCTTTACCAATCCCCTGACAGAGCTCATGGGGTTACGCCAAAGAGCGGCCTCTACCGTCTCTGGCGATACTACGCCCCATTCAAAACCCCATCCAGAACCGATTCTGCACGCTGCCAGACTAGCCAACATCGATCCGAGCCAATCGGTATATGTTGGCGATGACATTCGGGATATCTTGGCCGGCAAAGCAGCAGGCATGCAAACCATCGCAGCTGCGTATGGCTACTGTGGCTGCGAAGAGCCTCCAGAGGCCTGGGGTGCCGATTACCTAGTGCATCACCCGCTAGAGCTCCTCGAAATCATCTTTCCCGGTAGGGCTTAATCTATCTTTCCTTAGATATTCAACAAATTAAATCTAAGAGCCTTAAAATAAGATTTCCAATGCATGAACTCCGGGGTCGACATGGTTTCGACGTGGATTACAAAGCATCAAGGGCATACCGAGGACCCGTTATCTCGTAAATCAATGGGAATGTAATAACTGCAAACGACGAACGTTTCGCACTAGCCGCTTAATTGCGGTTGCCCCTGAACTGATTCTCTCTTGGGTCAGCTAGCGCAAGCTAGATCAGGGTCATATACAAGAGATAAGATCATTTCATGTCACGGGGAATGGTTCGAAAACCTAGTGAATCGCCAGCGTGGAACATGTCAGTCTGTGACTAGCTAGCTAAATTAAATGATATGACTAAGTATGTAGAACTTGTTGTAGAGGATTTGCGGACGCGGGTTCGATTCCCGCCGACTCCACCATTTTGTAGTACGTAACAGTCCAACGCCACCCACCAGGGTGGCGTTTTTCTTTGTAGATAAAGGGCTGTACGCCCATTGTGGTCTTTCTAGATTCTGCTGTATCCAAATACGCTGGGGGTATTATTGGGGGTATCGGAGCAAAATCGAACAGGGTCAAAAACATGGTTGGGGGTATTTCTGGAAAGCTTACAGATAAAGGGATCAAGAGCTTCGTCAACCGCTCAGCCCCAGGCAGCAAGCTTGCAGATGGTCGAGGCCTTTATTTACTTATCACCCAGACCCAAACTGCTATTTGGCGCATCAAATATCGCATCGAAGGCAAAGAAAAAAGTTATTCCATAGGCGGGTATCCGCAAAACAGTTTGGCCCAAGCAAGACTAGAGCTAAACGAGGTCAAAGCCTGCCTTACCAAAGGTCAGGATCCAGTAATCTCCAGACGCCTTAATAGGGCCAATGCCGCCTCTCAGAGTGACAGCACCTTCAAGGCTGTAGCCGAAGAATGGTTCTCCATGAAAGAGAAAGAATGGAGTGCAACCCACTTCACGAAATCTAAAAGGGCTTTTGAGCGAGATGTTTATAAATCGCTTGGGGCACTGCCTATTGAAAGCATCACCCCATCCGTTATTGCCAAGGCAATTGAGACCATCAACAAACGAGATGTTCTAGAGACTGCCACAAGAATTTTGCAGCACCTCAATGGTGTCTTTCGTTATGCCCAGGCTAAAGGTTTGTGTGAGGGTAATTCTGCTGCACCAGTGAAGGAAATTCTTCCTCGAAAGAAAACCAACGGACGTATGCCAGCATTACTGGATTGGAATTCTTTAGGCGCCCTCTTACGCGCTGCAGATGCAGCACGCCTTTCTCCATCAGTAAGAGCTGCTCATCGTCTTCTTGCCTTTACTGCAACACGCATCAGCAATGTTGTACAAGCCGAGTGGAAAGAATTTGATCTTGATGCAGATATCCCGATCTGGGTAATACCTCGAGCCAAGATGAAAGATCACACACGTATTGGTGATCACCGCATTCCTTTAGGACCAGAGATAACTACAGAGTTAAAGCAATGGGGGAAACTCTTTGGAAGAAGGGGTTACGTATTTCCATCACCCACTGGCAATCAATTTATTAGTCGTGAAAGTCTAGAGAAAGCTTATCGAGTAACGCTTAATATGGCTGGAAAGCATGCGCCGCACGGTTGGCGTAGTGCCTTCTCTACTCTTGCTAGAGATAATGGCTTTGAACAAGATGTTGTTGAGTTAGCGCTAGATCATGCGCACGGGAATGAAGTGGTGCGCGCCTATGATCGTGGCGAACGATTTACAAAAAGGGTTGGTCTATATAAGTGGTGGGGAGAGAAGCTAACCCATGCGCAGAATGGTGCTGAGATTATTGAGTTGACTAAAAAAGCGGCCTGATTCACAACTAGTAACCAGATCTATGAAGTTCAGCCGTGGCGTTTCGTAGAAGGCGAGATCCTGTTTTTAACCACTCAAACTTAATAGCCCGAGTAGGCTTTTGGTTCGCCCTAACAACAGCATGTGATAAGTGACTCAAGTATCTGCGATCATGAATTTCATTTAGATATCGATAAAGTGCAGGATACTTTATTCTCATTTTTTTACTATTCATAACACTACCAACTTCCCCCATCTTATATGAGCCCAAAAATGGATCTGCCCTATACAAAGAATCGAGTAGCCAATCATTAAAACCATCCATTGAATTTACCCATGCCGTAGCACTTGTCTGAAAATAGCCCTTTGAGCTAACGATCTGAGCCTCAGCTTTTTTGTAATTAGATCCAAATATAGATCTCCAATCAATTGGGATATCAGCAGAAGTCATTTCAAAAATAGATTTTCGGATTCCGCAGACAAAAGAGCCGGCACGTTTCACAACACCCAATTCCTTCAATAAAATTACCGCCTGAGGGTTCAACCCTATAGAGGAACCCTTAACTGAAATCTCCAAAAATGCCGCAATCCAAGCCGCTGCTAATGCCACATCGGCACTCTTGGACCTGAGTGAAGTATTGATAAGGCTTGTACGACTAACCTCATCAATATCAAGCCATCTTGTTCTGTAATGCATTGATGCTGCAAGCCAGTCTGGCTGCACCTTAGTTAGACCATATTTTTGCTGGGCTAATGTAAATCCAGATTGATCCTGAAGCCAGCTCCATAATGCATTTGATAGGTCAGGCTGATGAAATTTTGGCTGCCATAACTTTTTAAAAATCGTCTTAAATCTAGCTAGATGAGAAGATGGAATCCTTCCTATAGCCGAGTTAATCAGTGCAGCTCTTACGGCGGGATAGAGCTCCTGAGCCTCAATTTCCAGTAATAGTCTATCTGCCTGTTTATTGGATAGAACTTTAAATTTACTAAGATGACTAGCAATCTGTGGATAGTAATGTGGGGCATGCTCAAACACTCTCCATAATCTATCCATTAATTGATTTGAGGCTGTAGCTGATGCAACTAGAAATTTAAAGCGCGTTGGATTTAAAACTGTATAACCCCTTTTGCCTGGCGTAATCTCGGAGATTGCCTTCCTCAGGGCAGATTGATTTATGGAGGGCATTAAAAATAATGCTTCATAGGGATTGCTAATGCTCTTTAACTCATCTTGAATATTGACAACTTGATGGATATCGATTTTGCTTGACTGTGGAAATAACCCCACATCCTTACTCAATCTATCAAGCTTAACCAAGGCATAGCGTAAATGTTTTTCTTGTTTTGCAAATAGCCTAATGTCATCAACATATCTAAGGTATGTAACCTTGTAATTAATATGATGATTCTCATCAAAGTGTTTGAGAACAACCTCCGCGATCAACCCAGAACTTAAGGGCCCCTGAGGTATTCCATGATTGTGATAGATTTGCGTAGCTGTAGCAGTCCACTTAGTGAGACATTGCGTTAAAAAATCTATCAAATCATTGGTTACGCCAATCCTCGAAAGCATTTGGCGCAATACATGATGATCAATACTGTCATAGAAGGCAGTTAAATCAAAACTTGCAGTCCAAACATAACCTGCATTGAATGTTGATTCAGATGCGCTGTTAAAAGCACGATAACCTTCCGACCATTTCTTATAAAACCAAGGACTTTTTAATCCAGCATATAAGTGACCAAAAACCTCTTTTTCGTATTTTGACTTAACGTGAGGTGCCAATTTTTCTGCAATTACATTTGCTATAGCTTGGTAAACAATTTGATCCTCTACACATAACAATGAGTATGGTCTCAGAATGCCAGATGGCTTTGGAAAATAAATCTTGCAGGCATCAGTTGGCCCATATATGCCTCGGCGTAATCTATCTTGAAGGTGGTTGAGCTGCGCATCACCAGCAATTGCATAGGCTGTATATGCATCCCTAAAATATCCCTTATAAGCCCTATCTGGATTTGATCTAATCCGCTGCCAAGCGAGATGCAAATTTTCAATTGCCCACACTTGCTTCAAGTCACTCATATAAAACCTTATTTTGGATACTAGACAACTATATATCCAGATGCTATCTACTGCTCCATTTCACTAAATTCGCTAACTCTCAAGCTAAATTTATGCAACCCTCTCAAAATGCGGCACATCCACAAACCCCTTGAAATTCCCGCCCCATCTATTCTTAGGCCCTAGGCTTTCCCAGTATTCACCTACCGTGCGGATGAGTTCTTTATCCCATACGAGCTTCCCATTCCAAAAGAAATTGAGATCGATAGCGCAGCGCCTCAAATGATTACTATTCATAGTCTTGGATCTACCGGTCTTGAAATAGATCTCCTGCTGCTCTGGTGAACGCCAGAGCTCACCCCCCGTAATGACCCATCCTTCTGCAGTCGCAAATTGAATAAGTCTGCTGACGTCAATTAGGAAGGATGCTTGCTCCGTTACTAGACTGCTCATTTTTCTTCTTTTTTATTTTGTCCATGCATACGCATTTCAAAGATCTTCTCGACTGATCTACCGCCAAAGTAAGCCAGCATGACTAGCTGACCCCATTCGCCTAGGAGCTTTACATAGGCCTCATTGATATCAATACCCATAGCTGATAGAAGTGCGAATAGTAGATAGGCCGTGAGGATGTAGACCAGTGTTCCTGGTCTGATGTTCTTCGAGAGTTTTGAATCACTACCCATATCGGATTGCCAACGATTGGTGGCATTGTCTTGTGAGGCTCGATGCATCTCCGCTAGAAGTTTGGATTCTTCAATCTCGAGTTCTTTTTGCTTGAGGGTGTATTGCAGTAGTAACTGCTCTTGCTCGATCTCTAACTGCTTGAGCTTAATGAGATCTTCCTGACTGGGGTTATCCGGAATACGCGCCCCAATCTTGCTCTCAATAAATTCCTTGCCCTTGGCTTGGACCGCGCCCGCAAGTAAGCCAAGACCATTGACGGCCAAGGTTTGCACTAGAGAGGTAATGATTGGAAGCATGTTATTGGCTCTTTTCTTGATGCTCGAAGGTATAAATAAGTATGGAAGTCCACCGCCCCACTACCGCCTTGGCTTTTCTTTGGTGTTGGCAGTGGGGCGCAGTTACGCGCGCCCACACACCATGGTTACTTCAACACCCGCAGCCGCACCCAAACACCTGCCGCTAGCGGTGGTCTTCCGTTCTGCTAGCGTTTCTTAGCCCCCTTGATTTCCGATAGCTCTTGTTCAAGAGCCACCTCTAATGCCTTCTCTTGTGCTGGGAGCTGACCTTCTCTCATCAAACCTTCGACAATCTCCATTAGGCGATCTCCATCATCTTCACCAAAGACTTTAGCTACGACCTCATGACCATACTTGGCGCATAGACGGTCATACTCCTGCTCTGGAGTAATAGTGGTCTTTGATGGGCGCTCGAACACCGTGACGTTCTCGCGCCCAAAGAGGTTTCGAAGGATATTGGTCTCATATGGCGGTACATGTACATGAATTGTTGTGAAGGCATCCCTACGCACTACCGCTTCCACCTCCTTAATTTGGAAGTCGCTATGAATAAGCTCTTTGTGATTCATGCTGTTATTCATTCACCTCTCCTTATTGAATGGCTAATACCGCATGGGCATTAGCTCGTGAGATGGATAAAGCACAGCGTAAGTTCACCATGGCGTACATAGCGAGCGTATCGTGCGGACGGATTGGGGCAACAATGTCTAGATCATCATCCCGAAGCTTCATAAAGCGGGTATTGAGGAAATAGCAGCGCTTACTCCACTCCACTGTTCTATTGGCCATGGCATCGAGCTCATCAAACTGCGGATCCCAGATAATTTCCACCCCTTTGAAGGCAAGACCAGTATTTACGCCTGCACCTACGCCAGCATCGATGTACTTGGTCTCACCCGATCCAGCGATATGAGTCACTGTGACTTGCTTGCGATAGGTATCAATGAACTTACCCCCAGCGATGATGAAATCTGGGCTACCGCCATTTTTAATACATTGACGCCATGCAGTCTCCATCTCACCCACTAAGCTACCTGGCGCTGTTGAGGCGATATCTTTAACGGCGTAGTTACGCCAGTAGCTTGCTTTAGCTCGATCGATGCCGCCAACTGTACCGGCATCTGGGGCAAGGCTTACTAAGCTATCTAAGCCTACTAAGGCATCTGCGCCGTGGGAGCCGTCGCGGTGAAGTTCCAGGTCTAACTTATTGAGAAAGCCTTCTCTAAGCACTTCTAGCTGCTCATCCAAGAGATTGATCAGTTGTATGCGCTCGTTGTATTCCAACTGGAAACCTCGCGCCCCGCCCTCACGTACTATGATGCCATTACTAAAGAGTCGGTCATAGTCAATATAGAGACCATCAACTGCTCTGCGCCATGGGAATGAAGCTTGCTCAGTCGTATTGCGTTTATTGAACTTGACTGTCTCTTCGCCAAAGGCCCAGCTAAAGTTACTGCCGTGCTCTTTACGGATGTTCTCGACTACGTTCTGTTTTGCACCTAATAGGCTTTTACGACCTTCCATGAGTTTTTTAAGGAAAGGTCTCTCTACAGCGATTTGATCGACTGGTAGATTGCGCAAGTACTCGTCTAAGGAAACCTTAGCTAACTCTTGCAAGTCTGTATTTGAAATTGGCATATGCCACCCCTATCAATGTGTTTATCTATTCGTGAATTGGTTGCACTCATTCCAATTGATAGAGCGTGAACCTATCCATTGCTACGCTGCTAGTCGCGACTCTAGCTTTAACGCCGTGGTGTGAAGCACTAAGAGCAATTATTGGGGCGGTAGATGTAGATTTGGGATATTTATGGGGTTTTTGTTGGTATTTCTCAATCTAGTTGCATAGCTAATTAATATCGGTTACACTAAACCCATGTTTGAACAATGCCTCTATTTCAATACCACCAGCCTAGCTCGCCAGCTAGAGCGGGAGTGGACGAGTGCATTTAAACCCTTTGGGCTCACCCCTTCTCAGGCTTTCATGCTCAGAGTGGTTTTAGATAAAGCCCCACTACTCCAAAGCGAGTTGGCCAAGGAGATGAATATCAGCCGGCCTACCGCTACTAGAGGCCTGGACGGCTTAGAGAGATTGGGGTTAATTAAGCGTGCTTCGTCCGCTAGAGATGGCCGCGAACAAGAGATTCATGCGACGCCTAGCTCATTAAAGATTAAGGCAGATCTAAATGCCGCTAGTGCAGCAGTAGGTAAACGCCTCAAAAAATTACTTGGTACACCCCACTTTGAAGAAGCTGTTGATCAAATCCGAGGTATTAGCTCTGCCTTAAAGTGAGCTTTTTTATTTCTAAATTAGTTGTATAGCTAACTTATTTTCATATTACGCTAAAGGAAAAAAGATGAGAATCGAACCAAGCAATACCGTCATCCAAATGAACGAGTCCAATAGGCTCAGTTTTTCAAATGCTAGAAACGTACGCCTTGAATGCCTGGATGGAGTTATTTGGCTCACCTTCTCCGACATTGAAGGCGACTTGTTGATTGCAAAGGGCGAGCAAATCATAATCCCCAGCAATGGCCTTACCGTCATTCAAGGGCTGCCCTTTGCTAGCATCAAGCTTACAAGTCCAACATCAAAAGTTGGCGCCCTATGCAAGTTTTTTAGTTCAATCCAGAACTATTTTTTAACATTAGTAGTTGTATAGCTAATTACTTTTAATTAACCAAGGAGATAGATATGCCCATCTTGAACGTAAAGGTCAGCGGCCAAAAGAATGCTGTCACCACCAAAGCAATACATGAACTACTGTTAGATCTGACTCACCGGATTCTAGGTAAGAAGAAGGAAGTGACTGCCATTGCGATTGACTATGTAGATCCTGAATGCTGGATGGTTGGCGGGAAGCTATTGAGCGATCAAAACATGAATAGCTTTTACTTTGATATCAAGATCACCGATGAAACCAATACCAAGAATGAGAAGGCTACATACATCAAAGAGGCTTTTGAGGGCTTTGCTCGCATCCTAGGCAACCTGCATGAAGAGAGTTATATCTACGTGCAAGATGTAAGAGCTGCCTCTTATGGATATGGTGGAAAGACCCAGGAATATCGATACCACCATTAGGCAATCACTAAACCGCACTGGTTTTTATGCCCAATGTGTCATTGCGCCACCTTGGGCATAAATAAGCGTTTCTTTGCCTGCGGCCGTCAAGGGTTCGCAAGCCACCCCCTTGGGGTGCCCTTGACGGAATACGGCCTCGTTTATTAACCATGCATACCTAGAGGTGTTTCCACCCATTAAAATGGCTTTTAAGTCATGTTTTATATGGATTTAAGTCAGAATCTACTTACACAAAAATAGGACATTAATGTCTTATTTTTGTATATAATTAAGGCTTAATCAGGAAAGGAGGCCAAGATGGCTAAAGCAACAACCAAAGACCGCATTTTGGCTAGCCTACGTAATTCCAAAGGCAAGGTCTTCTTGCGTGATGACTTCAATCGATTTGGCACCTACCGCCAGGTATGCCGTGTCGTGAAAGAGTTATCGGATGAAGGCAAACTAATGCGCCTTGGGTATGGCACGTATGTAAAGGCGCGCCCCTCCTCCATCTCTGGCAAACCAGTGGCAGATGAAAGCCTGATCAACATCGGCCTTGAGACCATGAAAAAACTAGGTATCAAAGCTGATGTAGGCAAAGATATGCGCGCCCTGATTCAGGGTGATAGCACTCAGGTGCCCATGCTTCCCGTTCTCAATATTGGTAACGCCAGGGTATGTCGCAAGCTCTCAGTAGGCAGTCGTAGCCTAGTCTATGAAAAGAATTAACGACACCCAAAGACTCCAAGTTTTAGATGTCATCAATGAGTTAGAGCTTGGCATTTCTGAATTCGCCCTTGAAAAAGATTTCATGGTTACTGATGCCCTGGCCGCTATTGCCAACATCGATAACCCAGACTTTGATTTAGTCTTCTGCGGGGGTACTTGCCTATCCAAGGCTTATGGCCTATTGGAGCGAGTCTCTGAAGATGTGGATATCAAAGCATCACCAAAGACTTCAGGGGCGCTTACTAAGAGCAAAATTCGCTCTAGCATGAGTAAGCTCAAGGATGATCTTGAGCTAGCGCTCAATGGCGCCGGCTTTAAGTCGGAGTTCATCTCAAGGGATGCTCAAGATAACAATAACTTTATTGAGTTTGATATCCAGTATTCCACCCACTTTGAAGTAAGCCCCGGGATGCGCGCGAACCTCAAGCTTGAAGTGAGCTATAGCCCATTGCGCGCGCCCAAACAAGATAAGGCAATTACCCTCTTGTTTGATTCATTGGCAGGCATGGATACTGGTCCTAGCTTTAGGGTGCCATGCGTAGATTTAAGCGAAGCATTAGCGGAAAAACTCATTACCTTCCCAAGACGCTTAGCTCTATCGATGGCAAAAGATAATGAGAGGCTTGATACCGCATTGGTACGTCACCTCTACGACGTTTATCAGATCATCCAAAAGAATCCATCCATCTTGAACGATCAACAAGGCAATCTGTCAAACCTAGTAAATCAAGTCATTCAGAAGGATGCAGAAGACTTTGCAAGTCAACATAGCGCCTTTCTAACCGACCCGCTTAGTGAAATTCATAAAGCGATGGAGCACGCTAAGTCTGATGCGAAGACTAAAGATACCTATGATCAATTCATTAGGGTGATGGTCTATGACAAGAACGCACCCTCTTTTGAAGATGCGTTCTCTGCGTTCTATCGAACTCTTAAGCTAGCCCTACCAAATCTCTCTCGCTAAAATGCTAAATACCCATATTGCCTAGGTGCTGGGCAATACGATCCATCGGTTGTTCAGAGCTAGCCACTGGTGCACCTAGAGTTGCTGTTCGCGCTCGTATAGGTTGAGGTCGATGTTCAGGCTTCTCTTTATATTGCGTAATCTTGACCTTAGACCAATCCGGTGGAGGCATCTCTATGGAGTTGTAAATGGAGTCAATAGTTGCCCACCACCGAGAGATCTCATTGTTCTGAACAAACATATTCATATAGAACGGATCTTGTATGTATTTCACAAACAATGCAGATTTAAAGCTGTGATCAACTTCATCCTCCCTGGTAGATAGGTAATTAAGTATTTCTTGCTTAGCTTCATTCACAACATTAAACAGGTCGGGCTTGAGATGTCGTTCTAGCAAATTCTTCGCCGGAGCCTGTCGCTTAGCGCGCTCTTGTGTGTCGAGGATGCTACCCACCAGCTCACCTTCAACCTGATAGCCGTGCACTTCATCCAATAGCTTCTCGACTTTAGCTTTAAGAATTTGGTTTTCTTTTGCAAGATCTCGGTTGGTATTGATGATCTTCTGAAATCGATTCTCACTGCGAGCTGATTGTGGCACTTGCTCCTGTTCTTCAGGTGCTTGTTCAGCGCCCGTTAGGATGCGGTCAATAAGCTCTTTGCCACTTTCTACCTGCACCTCTGGCTGTGGAGCAGGTTCTACGTTTAGAACTACAGGGGCTGGCATTAGCTCGCTCATGTCATAGGCTGCTGGCAACCCTGTCTTAGCATCTACGCTTGCATCCATAGCAGGTATTGATGCTGGTACATGAACCGCCCCCTTCACTATTTGCAATACCGGCTCCTCGGTCTCTAACTCCCCCAACCCTTCTGAATCCTCAGGCTCTTTAGCCACCGCTACCGGCTTTGGAGCTTCTGCCTTAGGTGCATCCGGGACTTTGCTTAGATCATCCAATAGCGCTGCAGCTTGGGTCTGCTTTTGGTTTTGACGATCAAGCTCTTGCTGCTTTGCCAATAGCGCAGTAACTTCAGTGGCAGCTTGTTTGGTAGCTTCCTTCTCTTTGTTTTCTGCAAGCCTTCTATCTAGGTCTTGTTGCCTCACTAAACGAGCGGCCTCCTTAGCTGCAACGACCTTTAGCCTTTCCTCTTCATCGCGGGCTGATTTTTCCGCGGCCTTGCGCTGCTTTTCTTCTTCGGCAGCTTGTCTTGCTTTTGATTGTTCAGCTAATTCAATAGCGCGATCTTCCCTGGCTTTATTGCGTCTTGCGGCTGATTCGGCAGCATGCTTTTCATATGCTTCCTTTTCTAGGCGCTCACGCTCTCGCTTGGCTTCACGGTCTTGTACTCGTTGAATCGCACCACCATTGCTCAATACTCCAGAACTAAAGTTTTTCACTTCTTGCATCTGCTGTCTCCTCTTTTGATTGTTGTTCTGTACTGCGCTTGTCTCCACCCATTTGCCACATCTGATTCATCGAAAGATCGCTATTGATATCTACGTATCCATCAGCTTGTTTTTCTACATTCGGTATAAATAGATTTGAATCGATACGATCGTCATATCGCAAGAGAGTCTCCTGTAGGAGATTACGGATATACTCGTAGTCCATTCCTCTTGCTTGCAGGTTTTGTATCTGAATTGATAGATTCGTAATCATGGGTAAAACCTTGAGCCAGCTCTCTTTATCTTCTATGCCATCTGGTGCGCCGGTAGTGCCTGCCCGAATGCACAAGTCCACCATGTCAAAGATTCGATCTTTGGTAAGTTCTGGCCAGTCGTAGGTTTTCTCGATGGTCATGACTAGTTCGCCATTGATCATGGTGGTCTTGGTGCTAGGTGGGCCCATATAGCGCTCTACTTGCTCTTTAGTAAGTTCTTGTAAGAGTACCTGGGCGCTGTATTGCGCTATCTCTTGCAGCCAATCCTCTATCTGGTCTTTGAATTCGAATACGCGCCCTGATAAGGCTCTTTGCAAGATGTTGGCTTCGGTTGCTGTCTTGGGTCGCACTACTGTGGAACGCGCTGCATCTTGCAGTCCGGTAACTTGCTCCCAGTCATAACGTACTGCACTGGTGTCATAGACGATGGGATCGATCTTTGGGTGACCTCTGGGAATAATCACTTGATTCAGAGGCTTGCCTTCAGTATCGACTATCGTGATCTCACCAAAGCGTGAGTCTGAATGTTTCTTAATGGTCTTTTCGTTGATATCGGCTGATGCTACCCACCCCGGAATGCAGAGGTCGCGGTGTTGATTAAATCGATCACGCGCTTCGTTGTGTTCATCCTGCAATCGCTCAGTCAGATCAACTAGGCTTGGGCCTATGAATTGACCATCGACTACTTGATAAGGCAATAAGAAGAATGGGTACCAGCGCTCTCCGGCTCTTGGTGGGGAGTAAGGTTCGCGTAGCCATTCAGTCGCGCCTTCCACCATCGTATAAACACGCTGGGTAGCTCTATCCCAGATCTCTAGTACCGCTATCTGCTGATCATCTATGACTGAGCTTGAACCAGCATTCATCTGCATTGAGGCTAGGCGCTTGGCTTTCTTGTGGGATGGCTCGCCTTGGCCGGGTTGGTAGATCTTCGCATTTGCTAGATTCTTTTTGTAGAGTGCTTCAGCCTGGCCGCGCTTCATTGGGATGATTTGACAGATCCAGTCCGCATCGGTGTAGTCCCAGAACTCGCAGATGGATGGATCAATAAGGAGATTTTCTGTAAGAACCCTATCGATTACTAGACCTTCAGCCGATTGCACTTCTGATTGTTCTTGAAGTGACTTGATGAGCTCTTCTAATTCCGCCCTCTTGGCATCATGATGATGCCGATCATCGCCCTGAAGATCTCGAACCAAGTCTTCTATGGCTAGAAGGTTTTCTTGTGCATCGTTGATGCGACCCTGGATATAAGAATCCTTGCTTGGGTCTCTTTGGTACATCACTTTCAGAATTCCGAGGCTGCAGGTCAGTGCTGCCCTTACTGTCGACTTAGCTCTATTCTTAAGCTGAGCGTGCTCTAGCGCTCTATTGGTGACTTTCTCCAGCGTTTTACAGAAAAGCTTAATGCCCGCGCCCGAGTGGGTGGGTGTTGTCGATATTTCTGGATTGCGTGCATACACGTTAGGTAGCACTGCGGAGATAGTCCCGTGTATGAGGTTGGCTCTTAGGCTATAGAAGTCTTTGCCAGTAGGATCAGCATTCCAATTAAAGCCAGCTACGGTATTGCGGTTATGTCTTACGCGTTTATGGAATGTTGCCCAGTGAGCACGCGCATGCGTGATGCGGGCGGTCCATTTTTGTTGAAGAGCTTTGGGGTCTTGGGGCACTCCTCATTTATAAAATGCAGTCAAGCGTCTCGAGGATATTTTTTGAATAAATTCTTAAATGGTGTGACATCGGGCGGAGACCCTTAATCCATTGGAAGCAAATTAACCCTGCCATCCTCGAAAGCAATCTCCTCAGCTAAAACGTAAATCAATGAGCGCATAGCCTCTTCGGCATCAGCTAACTCGATTTTTATTGGCTCGCGATTATGGGGCAATGACTTGCCCAATAATTCCCAAATAAGGGATTCGGCTAAAGCCAATTCCTCAACGTTTCTATACCGATGAATCTCCCACTCACCCCAAGGATAGTCTTTTGATATTTGATTTAAGTAGCCACGTTTAACGCCTATGCTGATATAAACAGGCTTATCAGGATGGGTTAATAGGCAAATAGTGCCTGCATTAGCAATCTCCATCATCCCTTCTGGAGTTCTTGCGCCCATACCGCACTCGGGGCAGCCCTCCCCCTCCATAACCAACTTAGGTCGGGTACGCCACTGATGGCCATTGCTACATTGAAAATCATTTCTACCGCTGATGATACTTTTGACATACCCCAAAAGAGTAATGCCGCGCCCCACTAAACGTTTTTTTACCGAAACGTTATAAGCAGTTTCATAAGCTGGAATAGCTGATGACATCGGTCGAATTCCGGCGTCTTTAGCTGCAGTAAGTCCAACACAAACCTCTTCCCAAGACATTATTTCTACCTCAACGCCGCCTCTGAAGGGAATGGCCGATTGAGGAATTTGACTCCAGAATGCTTTTTCAGCCCAATATGGATCTTCTACAGGGTAAAACTCTTTTAATTGCCAATCTTGTCCTGTTTCTTTAACAATACGTCCAGCAGCTTTTGTGAAATCGCTATTGTGCTGAGCCATTCGAACTAAAGGTTGACGTATCGTCACCCCTATTTTGTAGAGACTTTGATCCGATGGATGCGTTAGTACGTAGATGTAGCCGGGCTTCATGAAAAATTATTTCTACCGTAATTTAAGCACCGCTTTATATAAACCCTTCAAATGATCGGCGCCCATATCTAATATAGGCTCATACATAAATGAATTTAAATGTATGTTTTCAGGGGTCATAAGGTTTACTTTTTCCAAGAGCTCTAGAGTATTGTGACTATCTTGAAATTTACCCTTATAAGCATTGAAAAGTTCGTAAGTCTGCATTCCGGTAATTTCATCTACAAATTTGTCATCCTTTATTGCCGAAATCATAAACTCTTCAGCCTTCAATCTAATTCCCATAGATAAAATTATCTTGCCATCTAACTCAGCAGTCTCATTGGGGTCTGATAAAACAACATCGCAAGTTTCATAAATTAAATCAATCACCTTAATTTCGTGGTGTGGCAAAGAAATTGATGGATCATTTAATACCAGTTGATAAATTGACTCAAGTCTTTCTATGGTTATTCTTTTCGACTTAGGTCTTATGTGCAATAGCGCAGTTAGATCATCAGACTCTGAAGGCCTATTGCAATACTCAGCTAAATTTCTTACAAATGGTATCGCTGCAATTAAAAACTTGGCATTATCAAAGTGCTCCTTCCAGTAAGCAAAGGGATCTTTCTGATAGAGCTCCTCGCGTAAGGCAAGATTGCGATTGCTTTTAACTGCAAATAGCTTTTTGTGCCTAGGTATTCCAAGCCTACTGCTAATTGTTCTATGAAAGTCAAAGTTATGCGTAAGAAATATGCAATTGAAATCGCCTTGGCGACTTAATTCGCGAAGATATTCAATGATCGCGTATTTATTTTTGTAATCAAACGAATCTGCAATATCATCAGCTACCACTAAAGTTTTGAGGCCTATATTTTTTCTCGCATTTAATTCGAAAAGAATATTAAGGATATATAAGGCTCGCTTCTCTCCTTGACTAAGAACCTGTATAAGTAAGCTTTGATCAATTTCAGTTACATCTTCACTGTCTTTAAATTTGAAGGCAACTTGTGGGGATGTTCCTTTTAAAATTACATCCTCTTGGTTAACAACCGCCAATTCAAATGGGACGGTAAATCTACTATTGAATTGCTCCACCACAGCCTCCCACAAAGTCCGCTCAGATTTGGCAGCCTCAATAGATTTTCGAATTACTTCTTTTGCCTGCTTGTACTGGTCAATAAATTCTTTAGCAATTACTTTATGCTCGCGCAAGTACTCGAGCCAAATCTTTCTCTGAAACTCGGAATAATCAGCCAACTCCGAAACAATATCCTTATTTTCCAATAGGTAATCTCGAAATTCGCGCAATTCCTTTGTTGTGAGTTTTTTATCTATTTCATTGAATTTCTTATTTAGATCATCATTTGAGAAGATTTTCTTTTTTTCTTCATCAATCTTTTCCGCTAATTCATCGGCAGTCTTAACCTCTTGCTTAACGCCTGCATTATTAAGATTAATTGAATGGCTGGCGCTAAAAAATCCGTTTTCCAGTAGATTTTTTTGCACAGTAGTTGCATGGTAGTAATTAAAAGTTTTTGAAAGAATCGGAGACTCTGCAACTAATTCATTATATTTTTCAATGTATTCGTTTAGCTGTCTTTTAATAGCGCCTGAATCTAAAAATCCCATTGTTTTATCATTAAAGAGATTGGCATACTTGAGTGCCGCAAATCTCTCATTCGCTACATCATCCAACCGCTCCTCAAGAGATTCGAGACAATCAAAAAGTGAATGGGCACCAAAGCATCTTACTAACTCACCTTCTGATGTTATATTTCGACCCGTTAAACCGGATGCCTCCTTCAAAATCTTTAATAATTCAATCTTTTTAGACTCAATACTATCCAGCGCTTGGTCGTAACCTTTTTTTATTTCTGCATTCACCAGAAGAAGGGATGCCTTACTAGACACAAAGTTTTGCTCGTAAGGTTGAATGACAAAGACAGATTCACCACTTAAATCAGCTCCATCTTGATCCTTAATATCCCTTACTGACACCCTATCTTTGTTGATTTGATCGCCTGAAGCAGATCCATTTATAAGGTCAATAAAAGACTTAGCCAAGGATGTCTTCATGAATCCGTTGGGTGCGTAAACTGAATACACCTTCGAGTCGTCAAATCTAAAGACATGATTAAGACTACCTATTCCGTAGCAGTTCTCAATTTTTACAGTTACTTTTTTCAATGAAATACCCACTTTAATTTTCTATCTTCCATCGTAACTATAGGAGGACGCTTACGCCAGCAATTCTTAGGCCTTAGTTAATGCTCTAAGTAAATGGCCATTAATATTCATTCAATCGCACACTCATTTTTTTATCCTCTAGACCATTGATTTATATAGGCTTTTAAATTGCCGTGACTTTTTTTAATCCATTGGTCGCGCGTTCGAATCCCGCCCGATCGAACCAATATAAATATCGTCACCTTAGCCTTTCTGAGCCTTGGAAATCCTGTTAGCCCCTCGATGCATAGAGTGAATCATTTTCAGGCATTCGTCTGGCCCTCATTACCCCATACCTAGTTGCATCCCAAGCATGATCTTCTGCATCGGTATCTACATCTTCAGGGTTTAATGAATCTGGAGGTAGTTGAGGGATAGTTCTTAACCAATGTTTACATGTTGAGAAGACTTTGAGTCTGTTTTCAGCCAGAAGCCGGATGATTTCTTGAGCGCCATTCAATCTGCTTCTGGGAGCGTTATAGGCCTCCGTCCATTTCACGCCTTTATCCCTGAAGATTTGTCCGATGGATCGCTCCGCTCCAATCTTCGAAAAGATGGATGGATCAGCTAGGTTCATGCGGTATTCATAACCAAGGCGTTGGTCGTGTGTTTCGATTTTCTTGATCTTGTCTGCGACTACGGTTGCATCTTCTCTTGTGCCCGTGTTTTCTTTATCGCCATATCCATAGAGTTCTCTCCATAGGTAATAGACTCCATCATTTGATAAGGCAAACCAATACACGGCATAAGGTCTGGCATATCCCCAATCCATAGATCGCCATACCTTCCATGTTGGCGGAATGGCAAAGGGTTCTACAACGTGTTTAGAGGGCTGCCATACGCCTTCCAAGAAACTTCCCACATGGATATCCCAATCACCCTCTAGCCATGCTCTACGCCTGTTTGGATCGCTTAGCGACTCTAGGCTCATGAGGTAGTTGGGATCGTTTCTGAGGAGATGGGTATTCTCATAGATAGTCGAGTGAATTCTCACTTTGGGTAACGCCCCCTCTTGCCTAATGATCTGTCCAGCTGGAATACTGCCAATCTGAAATCTTTCCTTTACGGACGCATGCCCTACTCCAAATGGATTGCATGTTGCCCTCACCATCCTTGGCATTCCGGGATGCGATGACCTGCAGGTGGAATGCATGGCTTCATAGAAAGAGAGGTTGCGCCAGTTGGTGAGCTCTTCAAACCCTAACCAGGGATACTCGTGACCGTGATAGTTCCAGTAGTCATCCTCGTTTGCTCCATAACGGAAGTACAGCATCTCCCCGGTTGGCCACTTCCAGACATAGTCTGATTCATTAAACTTGGCGCCTGGGAAGATTTGATAGAACCAGCGCTTACTCTTGGCTACTACGTCAGCCAACTGGGGATAAGTTAGGCGAAAGAGTGTTCCGCGCCAATGATCGCCAAACCCCCTACCTACATGTTGGGCATAGCTCATGAGCAAGGTATCTGTCTTACCCCCTCCCCTGGTTCCCTCCAGCAATACCTCATAAACAGGGCATGTCAGAAACAAAGTCTGACTGCCGGGCAATGGGGCCCAGATGGTTTTCATGGACTAGTGTTTTGCTTGGGCGGCTTGCTCCCAATCATCTATGCTCATAGCGCTTGGTACGACCAGAACTCCACTTTGTAGAGGTGCGCCATCTTTGCCCGTATGCTCAATGGCTGATAAGCGTGGATGTACGTAAGGTGCAGCGTGCCTTCCTACGGTAGCAGCCATGTTCAGAAGCTTAATACGAGCTTCATTTGCTAACGTCTTGTCACCAAGCTCCTCTTTTTTAACATTGCTAGCTTCTTCGTATAGCTGGTGCATCACCTTCATCATGACCTCTAGGGGTGTGATCCCCTGAGTAGCAAGAGCCTCAGCAATCTGGCGGGTGCGCTTAGTTAGGCTCCCAGTCTTGCGACCAGCCCCCAGTCTTTTTCCACCTTTTGATTTCTTTTGATTGTTTTCAATCATGAGGTGACAGTTGTTACTTTGATGAGCTTTAAAAGATGGGGTTGCAATGCGACTGAATCACCAATGGGCTCATCAAACTCAATAATGATTCGTTGGAATAAGTCATGACGGCTTTGGGCTCCACGATGTTTGACCACGGTACCTACGCGCCCACTCGGGGTCTTCACTTTTGATCCAATAGGAAAGTCTTCCATGTCTAGACGATCAATGACGCCTGCAATGGTTGGATTAGTTTGCATTGGGTTTCTCCGTGGTTTCTGCGCGCTCTTTTCGCTTGTGTAGTTCTGCAAAGATCCTTGTTTTGAAGGTCTCGTAACTTTCTGCCCCCTCGGCTCTCATGCCTAGCTCCCTGCCTTTGGCGTCTATGCCTTCATTGGTTTTCCACCAGGTATCTTCGTCTGCGCTAGCGGCTTCTGCCTTCTTGCGCGCTCCTTTGAGTATTGCCAAGACATAGCCTGCATTGATCGGGGTTGGGTTTGAGACTTTCATGCGCGTTTCCTTTGCTGTGGCGATAGCCTCTGCCACCTCAGCATCCGTTACCCCGAGATTGACGATGTCCCGTATGCGGTAGTCATCTACGGCTGTAGCTCTGCCCTCCTTGCTGATCATGGCTGCAAAGCTTTTATATTTTTCGATGCGCTCCTGAAAAATCTTTTCATCATCGGCAAGCGTGGGTGGTCCTTGGGAAATTTTTTCCTTTTCACCCCCATTGTTTTGTTTGTCTGGTGTATGGAGATTGGTTACTGGTGACTGGTGTTTGGTGTCTGGTGAGCATTGCGTTCGCAATGCGATCGCATTGCGAACGCATCCATTATTGGGAGTGATTTGGGGTTGTGATTCGTTTGTCGGAAATGATTGCCACCTGCCTTCTGCACTCCGCCTGGCTTTGAGTTGCTTATCTTTAAAGCGGGCTATCTCATGATCACAGCGCTCTTGTCTCCAGCCATCCTCAGTCAGGGTAAAAAATTCATTGAGGATTGAGACCACTGCATTTTTTTCTTCTTTGCTTCTTGCATAGATCAATCTTTGCACGAGCTTTACATCGATCGGTAGCGGCTTTTCTGTAGCGTAGTACTTTCTGATGAGGCGACTGTAAGTTGCATCTTCTATGAATGTCAGATGCGCGGTTGCTTCTGCGTAATCTCCAATGTGGTGCTCGTAGTAATTCATCTAAATTTATCTCCGTGTAGTTCTTTTTTCTTGCGTGCAATATGTTTTGCAAGAGATGAATCTAACAATCGAAGAGCGTATCGTCAAACGCGTTTTTTCTGAATTTTTCTTTAATTTATTTATCTAACAAATGTCTGTAATCCTTCTTTGAAAAATTCGTAGGAATTTATTTTAGAGTTTAAAGTATTGATTGATCTATGCATGTCCACTACTCTCTTTACGCTATCAGAATTTACTGACAGGTCTGTAGCCATTTATTTATATTGCTTGTGTCACTTCTATGAATAAATATTTTTTTGTAGTCAAAAATGAATATGCGTCTTCAAAGTGGGTATTGACATTTGATTGACCAACAAAATTTCATTGACTACATTGCACTTTAGCAGCACACAGATTGATTCATAACAAAACACAATAGGAGATTAAGTTAAATGGTGGCATTTCGTTTGTATAGCTTGTATCGATCTTATGGATACACAAAAATGAGTTCTGCAAAGATGGCGTTGCAGGTTTATCGTAAAAACTTAAAGCGCGCCCGCTAAGGAAATGATCATGAATGACATCACATCTAGAGATATGAACGTGACCTTAATGCGAATTCCTCAAATTCTGAAAATGATGCCGATTTCTAAATCCAAGTTTTGGCTCATGGTACAGAAAGGTGAATTTCCCAAGCCAATCAAGATTGGTCGATCATCTTTCTGGACAATTGAGCAGGTTCAGGCATTTATTCGGGAAAAGAGCACTCAATCCCCCTGATTAGTGATTGCCCCCGAAATTAAACCAAAGGCTCCACAGAGCTTCGGGGGTGATTAGTGGAAATGATATATCTTGACTATGCAATGGATCTAGCCAAAAAATTATGGATACAAAGATATCATCACAATTTGGCTGCTATAGCAGCCAATAATTCAGACTTCTTTGAATTTCTAGATACTATTAGGCCATCAAGCTGGTCGCATAGAGACATCAGTTCTCGTATTTTTTTAACAATTCGCTGTTGTTCCGCCAATGGAGGAATTGGAATTGGAAGACTTTTTAATGCACCTTGATTGATTTTCGGCATAGTGCCAGAGGTACCTGAAGCGCGCTTACGCAAAAAATTTCGACTCGGGGATGCGCTCATTGCAAAATATACATAATCGCTATCCAACTCACTCGAAACATGTAGTTTCATCATTAAATCTGGATAAATATATGTATGTAGTGGCCCCCTATATATTGCTGGAACCCCAACATATTCAATGGTATTCCCACGTTGCACCAAAATATCACCATCCTGCAACCAAAGACTTGAGTCTGGTGGTATGTCCTCGGCAATGAATTTCGAATGCTCGCCTTTAAACACTCCAGAAGTTGTTGCGCTCAATGTCAACGACTTAACTTTTGTTTCGTGATTTACAGCCTTGGGCGAATAGCCATTTACTGGACCTAGAATTAAAATTGCATCCAATCTTAAAAGAGCCCACGTATCTGGAACCGAATACTGCAAGGCGCTAGAGTCAGGGTCAATACTCGTTAGTCGAGGGAGAGATAATCGAACCCTCTCTGACTCGATCTTACTTAAAAGATCTTGAATAGAACCGTCTTCTTTTCTTTGCTCGGTTATTTTTCCCGTGATTGCGAGCTGTAAAATGGCTTCTCGCAGTCCGTCTATATTTCCCTTAGCTGAATATAAATCCCCAAAATTTTTGAATATAAAATCCCAGGCCTTTTCATTTGGCTGTCCTGAAGTGGATTCAAAGACTTGCGAAAGCGCTGCAATATGCATAGAGGAGCGTTTTTTCTCTTGCAAAGATTGAAGCGCCTCCATCTCATCACAACATGCCATTAATTGATCTAATTTAGAAACAATACGATGCTGCTCAGCAAGAGGTGGTAGCGGAATCGGTAAACTTACAAACTTAGCAATCGAAACGCCTCCAATAATTCCAGTCATTTCCGATGCAAACATCTCGCGAAATTGAGGCGATAGATAAACGTAGAGAATGTATTTACTCGGGATATTCCCATGTAATTCATTGGCAAATAATTTATTACCGAAGCAAATATCGCGCGCAGTTATTCCACATTTTTTACCAGCACTACCACCTTCGGCGCAAATTAGAACTGCATTTTTATGTGCAATCTTAAATTGCGGCTCACTAGCTGGAATAGATATGCCATTATCGTAATTCAAGCCATCAAAACCATAACCAACGTCTTTAGTCGCAATATAAGGTAATCCGACCGCACCCGCATACTTTGCCTCTTTCTCTGAAGAGTTGATGCTATTACCATTAAAGATATTTCCAACAAAACCAAGTTGAACCCATTTCCATCCATGCGGCAACTGATATGGTCCATCTACAAAAGGTTTCTCAAAGGTGGCCTTTAATTTCTTAATGGCGCCATCTTTTACTAATAAATTTTTATCAGCAACAATATCCCCAAGCAATTCGGTGACCGGTAAATCATGCTTGTCTTGCGACACAAGCCTCCCTCGCATCGCAAGATTTAGTATGAGTTCTCGCAGTTTTTGTATGCCTTCAGGTTCCGAAAAGGCAACATCAAAATACTCCTCTAAAAGATCCATTACCGAGATCCAAGCGCAACTATTAATTCAGCCTTCAACTCTTCTTGAATAGAGGAAATTTGATGGGCAATCTCCTGATACTCCCCCAATAATTGAATTGGATCTTGATGGTCAATTTGTACAGTGTGGGGATTTTTGGAGTCTAAGTTATATCCACTTTTGACAATGTCATCTGCAGATATTTTCCAGGCATGATTTGTAGTAATTCGACTATTACGCTCAAGACCGCCCCACCAAGATCGTTCATGAGCAAATTCTTTAACATCAAGGGGCTTTGACCGAGAGTAGCTCTTATAACCATCTGGATATGGATGCTCATAAAACCAAATATCTTTAGTGGGTCCGCCTTTTTCAAAGAAAAGTAGGTTAGTTGCAATACTTGTGTATGGTGCAAATACACCCTTTGGTAAACGCACTATGGTGTGCAAATTACACTCTTCCAGAAGTTTTTCTTTGACGCGACTCTTAATGCCCTCTCCAAATAAGAACCCATCCGGAAGAACTACCGCAGCTCGCCCACCTGGTTTGAGTATTTGCATAATAAGCACCAGAAATAGATCGGCTGTTTCCCTTGTTCTAAATGCGGTTGGGAAATTAGTTTCGATCCCATCCTCTTCCATCCCGCCAAATGGTGGATTGGTAATCACTACATCCACTCTCTCTGATGGACCCCAGCTAATTAAGGGCCTTGCTAAGGTATTATCATGACGAATATTGCTTGGCACATCAATGCCATGAAGAATCATGTTTGTGGTGCACAGCAAGTGCGGCATTGGTTTTTTCTCAATGCCGAAGATGCTGCCCTGTAATTGGGCTTCATCTTCTAATGTTTTGACATCTTGTTTTCTAATATGCTCAATTGAGCATGATAAGAATCCACCTGTTCCGCAGGCTGGGTCCATTACCTTTTCACTCAGGCGTGGATTAACCATCTGGACCATGAATTCAGTCACCGCTCTTGGGGTGTAGAACTCACCTGCATTACCTGCTGCTTGTAGGTCTCTCAGAAGCTGCTCATACATATCGCCAAAGAGATGGCGCTCTTGGGCTTTGTTGAAATCTACGCCCTCTTGAATCTTATTAATCACCTGACGAATTAGCTGGCCAGACTTCATATAGTTATAGGCATCCTCGAATACGGAGCGAATAACATAGGCACGTTGATCGCCGCCTTTGGCCTCTAGGTTTTGAAGTGCTGGAAATAGATCGTTATCTAAGAACTGCTTTAGCTCATCGCCGGTCATGCCCTCAGCATTAGCCGCCCAATTTCTCCAGCGGTATTTTTCCGGTAGTGGAGATTTGTATTTATCTTGCAGTAATTCCCACTCGCTCTCACGATCATCAAAGATCTTGAGGAATAGCATCCACACCAATTGACTTAAACGCTGGGCATCACCATCAACACCCACGTCTTTGCGCATGATGTCTTGGATTGATTTAATAGTTGAACTAATACTCATAAGTGGTAATGCCTATCTATTGGGGTGTTGCTATGAATTTTAGGCGTAGAGCTGGTTTTCTAGCTCATGCAATGCAGCTATATAGCCTGGCTTACCGCCAAAGGCTGATACAAGTTCGCTGGCTGTGCCCATTTTACTAAATGGGTCTAGGGTCAGAATCTTGATATCGTCAATATTCTCGATGCCAGTGTCTGCGTATTTTTCTAGTAAGGCCTCAAGAACCTTGCGAGCCTGTTCGCCATACTTGGTGAAGTAGTTACGCTTTTTGACTTGATCTGCACGCTCCCTACGAGTGAGTGCGGGCTGATCAAATGCTACATGGCAAATTAAATCAAAAGCATCGCAATCTTTATTAACTTCGATCGCCAATGCCTCCAGTAAAAGACCATGCTCTTCTAGCTCCTTAATTACAGCAGCCTTACGCTCAGCGGAAGTCCATCTCTTCAGAAATTGATCCAGCGTTGAATAGTCTTTTCGCACTGCTTTACGGGTGTAGTCCTTTAAGGACTCTGTAATCAACTTACCTTCGGGTCCGTAATACTGAACCCGCTCGGCAACAACCTGAACCTCTACGTCACCCACAAAGTATTTAGCTCTCACACCCTCTGGTCCAGGAGGGAAGCCAGGGGGCTCTGGAGGAACGGGCGGCTCAACTCCGGGAGGCGTTGGCGGCTCCACCGGAGGAACCGGGGGGTCATCAACCCCAGGCTCATAGATAACAATTGGCGGGCCATCAAATGCCTCATCAGCAAAAAGCTCAGTAGCCTTTTTAAAGTCCATGATGGTGAACCAGTACTTGTCGTAATCTTCGTTAATGCGGGTACCACGCCCAATCATCTGCTTGAATTCGGTCATAGACTTGATATGTTGATCAAGCACTACTAATTTACAGGTCTGAGCATCTACGCCAGTAGTCATTAGCTTAGAGGTTGTAGCAATTACTGGGTAACGTTCTTCTGGGTTAATGAAGTTATCAAGCTCAGCTTTACCTTCTTGCTCATCACCGGTAATACGCATGACGTACTTGCGATTTTCTTTGACTCGCTCTGGATTTAGATTAACCAAGGCTTGACGCATACGCTCTGCGTGATCAATGTCATCGCAAAACACGATGGTCTTAGCAAATGGATCGGTAGCAGTTAAGAAATCAGTGATTTTCTTTGCCACCAGCTCTGTACGCTTTTCCAAGACCAGGGTTCGATCCATATCGTTCTGGTTGTAGATGCGATCCTCGATTAATTGGCCACGTTTATCTACCTGTCCAGCGCTAGGTCTCCAGCCCTGGAGATCTCTATCGATATCAATACGAATGACTTTATACGGGGCAAGGAAACCATCTTCAATTCCTTGCTTTAGTGAGTAGCTGTAAACAGGATCGCCAAAGTAAGTAATGCTTGATATTTCTTTGGTTTCTTTTGGTGTAGCTGTTAAGCCAATGTGTGTGGCAGAGGAAAAGTAATCCAAGATCTCACGCCAAGCTGAATCTTCAGAGGCGCTGCCGCGATGACACTCATCAATCACGATCAAATCAAAGAAGTCTGGAGAGAACTGCTTGTAAATATTCTTTTCTTCATCGTTACCAGTAACGGCTTGGTAAAGGGACAAGTAAATTTCGTAGCTCTTATCAATCTGACGCTTGCTGATCTTAGTCATTGCAGCGCCAAACGGCTTGAAGTCATTATTCTTGGTTTGATCGACTAGGATGTTGCGGTCAGCTAAAAATAAAATACGCTTCTTTGTGCCAGACTTCCATAAGCGCCAGATGATCTGAAAAGCTGTATACGTCTTCCCTGTACCGGTAGCCATTACCAGCAGAATACGATTGGCACCATTGGCCACAGCTTCGATTGTTCTGTTTACTGCATTGACCTGGTAATACCTTGGAGCGCGCCCAGTACCATCGTCGTAATAAGGCATTTCTACGGTATTTTTTGCCTCAGGGGTATCAACACCTTTCCATTTGCAATAACGCGCCCATAGCTCTTCTGGTGACGGGAATGAGTCCAATGAAAGCTCTTGCTCCACTTTGTCCGCCAGGCCGGTTCGGTCATGCATTAAGAATGCGTCGCCGTTTGAACTAAATACAAAAGGCACATCCAGCGTTTCCGCGTAATCAAGTGCTTGCTGCATTCCTGCGCCAACACTGAGGTTGTTTTCTTTGGCCTCGATTACGGCGATGGGAATATTAGATTTGTAATACAGAATGTAATCTGCGCGCTTTTGCTGTCCGCGGGTATGTAATTTGCCGCGAACAATAATGCGGCCTTTAGTAAAACTTAATTCCTCGCGAATTTGAGTGTGCAAATCCCAACCTGCGCCAAGAATGGCTGGCGTAATGAATTTCGTACAAATATCTCGTTCGCTAAGGGATTTCTTGCTCATTCAATAATGCCAAAAGTTATATATATCCCTTAATAATATAAGGAAATCAGTCATTTAATGGCATTTTTAGGGTTTGCATACCAGGCTCACTATCTGAGCCTTTATAGGCATACACTTAAGCTGACGCAACAGGGGAAAGTTAATGAAATATCAATTTTGTTTGGTCGCACTGCTCATTTCGGGGTTTGCACATAGTCAGGCCATTTATGGCCCTAACGGTGAATACAAAGGTTATATACAAACCTCTCCCAATGGAGTGTCTAACTCTTACAGTGCTACTGGGGCATTCCAGGGATCAGCTCAAGTACAAGGTAACCAAACAAATTTCTATGGGCCTCAGGGTCAATATCAAGGAAATATCCAAGCGCCGATTACCACCCCACCAAATACAACAATTGGAACACCCCCACAGGTGAATCAAGCACCTAGCATCAAGGGTTGGTGATTAGCTAGTGGAGTATTAAGACGCTATTTTGGTGGTGGATAGAGAACCCAAAAAAGGGTCTCGTGAATATGGGCTCTGCGGTTGTATATGGCTGTGAGTCGAATCACTACAAATATTATCTGAACACCGAACCCTACTAACTGCGAATTTTTAAATGAAGAAATTCATTACTTTCTTGTACTCTATTGGGCTTCCATCAAAAATCTCTTTGAGGCTACGACGCGATCCGCCGATCAACGATTTTTTGAATACGCTCTCCAACGAAGTTCCGCAGGTAATTTGACCCGAAGACCTGGTCTTATTTAGCCTTAAAGCAAGTTCCGCCCCCATGGGATCAATTAAAAAGATCTTTAATCCCAATTCCACGGCTTGGGTTAACGCCTCGTTAATATGCTCATCGCCAAATCCATACCCTATAACCATCAACCTAGCATTGGGCTCACTTAAGTATTCGGCAAATTTGTTTTGATACATCTGCAATATAGGGGTAGTAGAAATTTCTTGAGTTTTATTACCGCCCATAATCAAAAGAGGTGATCCATCTTCTTTCTGCCAATTAGAGGACCCATGTAATTTATATATAGGCTGCATTCTTGCTGATAAATCTACATTTAAATTAGATTGCGGAATCCATCTTCCCCGCGCCTTAGATAAATGATGAAATGGCTCCAATGATGGCCGAAAATCTAACCCAGGAAGTGATGCTCCATCCCATCTTCTAGGGGAAATTAAAGATAAATCGACCCTAGATAAGTAATGCTCTTCAAGCAAAAGATCTTGATTGAGTGTAAAAATTGCGTCGAATTTGTTTAAAAAGGAAGCAATAGTTTTCGAAGACTCCTTAGGAGAGGTTTGCAAATCCCAATCATTAAGATCAAGAAAACCAGAGTTCATATCGCCAAACATGACTAAAACCGCAGATTCAAATTCGGCCAAATCAAATTGCCACTCAGCTGGGTTGTTTTTAGCCAGCATCTGCAACTCTGCCAAGGCAGCCTCAAAACCACCTGACAACTGGTGCTTCCATAGTAATTGTCGTAATTTGTCACTTCCAATAACTGCTTTGGTACCCAGTAAATATTCAAAAACTTCTGTAGCCAACCATCCACCCCAATTGCGGCTAAAACCAGCGCCCAGTAAAAGTAATTTTGGCATCTAATTCACTCTCTTGAAAATTTTCAACCCATATGAGGACCTATCCTGCCTTGCAGAATAAATAATGGGCATAGAGAAGCCTTTTAATTCCCTGTCTTTTAAAATCTTTTCTATCAGAGGCATTTGCTCTTCTGGAAATCTACAACCCAAAATAATCCCAGTTAAGGCGCTAGGCTTAAATGGCAAAAAGCTATTGGCAAGCCCAGGCCTAATAATTCTTCGCTCTTGCTCATACCCCCAACTTTTAAATTTTCTTAACAAGCCGACTTTTAATGCATTCTCCTGCGGGTCAGTCCACTCGACAACAGGATAATCAGCCGAATATTCAACTGAAATAGCTTGTAAAAAAACTTCTGGGTTTATGCTGACATCAAATTGCAAAACCAAACCCTTATGCTGATCAGCGTAATGACTCCACATTAAAATTTCCCTGGGATCTTGGGATAAGCAACATACACCAGCCGTGCCGGCGTGTTTTACACTGGACTCCATGACCCTTGCTTCTAAACCCTCAGGATCGAGCATTAATTGGTCAATTTGACGCTGTCTTAGTTTCCATGTTTTTTGAGCTATATCAGGGTTATTTTGAAGAATACCTTTTAGTCTTTCCCGTCGCTTTGCTGGATTTCTGTCAACCGTATAAACCCACTTCATATCAAATGGGTCGTTAAATGATTGCGGGGAACTTAACCATAAATTTGAGTCGCATATTATTGAACTCAGATACTCCGGGGCGTTGCATGAGTAATATTTATAAAGAAAAACTTTGTAATTTTGCTTTACGATAAAGCGACGCCTTTCCCTAATCGGCAATAACGCGACCTCTTTAAGTAGCTGACTGGAAGAAATATTTGATTTAGGCAT